CTGAGCGATATGCCGGAGAGAGATCTCTTGTAGGTGCTGGTGGAGCTGAGACTCGACAAACACAGGCTGAGAAATTTACAGGGGAAAGAGGATTACAAAGAGTGTTAGGGGAAGAATCACGTAAATCGCTTAGAACTGGTGGATCAGAAACACGATTAACTGAGCAGACTAGAGGTGAACAAGGTAGAGCATTAGAAAGAACTCGTGGGTCAGAGACTCGTCGTACAGATTTGCAAAGAGAGTCATTCCGTCGTTATAAGGAGAATAGGGATTATAGTCAGGCTCGCGCTGGCTCTAGAGTATGACCGAATGGCTTAAAGTCTTAACCGTTAAAGATCGGGAAGCTTTTCTAGCCTTTTGTAAACAAACTAAGAGCCCAATTCAAATGTATTTGTATTCCCGATTTTTAGGGTTTGCAGGTACTATCGTTCAATGCGATAAATGGGCTCAAAGAAAATTCAAAAGGCGTAACTTCAATGAGGTATTGGAAACTGAAATTGACTCGATGCAGCAAGATATTTCTAACTTAAGAGATGGTATTCAAATGGGTATGGTGAAACAAGATATGGGTACTGCCAGAATTGCAATGCTTCAGAAAGAATTGAGAGGAACAATTAAACAGCTCAGTGATGAGAAGGTCTTACTTGATAAACAAGGTTTGATTCTTGCTGGTGCGGATAGAGCTTTAAGGGAGATGCTATCTATATTTAGAGATGATCCTATTGAAGGTCCTTTAACAGAGGCATCAATGGGAGTATGGACAAAGATTTTACAAGAAGAATCTTAGAAATAACTACGCTATGCTACGCCAATGGCAGGCACAAGTATTTATAGCGTTTATCGACGTACTGCGAGAGCAGCTGCTAAACAACAGGTAGTTAGGAAGACTTCTACTGTTGATATTGATAGAGCTCGTGAAGACTTTGCATATTTCTGTGATGTAGTTGGTAATAAACCTCCAGCTGAACATCACAGACAGTGGCACAAATATCTATGTACAGGGGAGAGTAGTGGTTGTTTGATTGGTATTGCCGGTCCAAATATTGATATTCTTGCGCCACGGGGTTCTGCGAAATCAACAGTTTTAGGTTTATTTACAGCTTGGTCAATTGGTGTACATGCTTTAAGGCGAATGCCATTAAAGATTTTATATATTTCATATACAGTTGATGTTGCTAGACCAAAGAGTGCTGCGATTAAAAGGATTATTGAAGAAAACAAAATTTATAAAGAGATCTTTCCCACAGTAAAAATTGCTAAAGGAATTAATTCAAATGAGTATTGGAGTATTGATTGGAAATTTGCAGGTATTAGATCGACTGGTGAAGAAGAGTTTAGTGTTTGTTGTGCTGGTCTAAAGGGTGCTGTTACTTCAAAACGTTCACATCTATGTATTATTGATGACGCAATTAAAAGTGCAGATGATATAAAGAACAGGGATATTCGTCAAGCAATGGAGGATAACTGGAATGCTGTCATTGTTCCAACGATGTTTGAAGGTGGTAGAGCAGTTTGTCTCGGAACTCGTTTTCGCCATGATGACATTCATAACAGCACTTTCACTCCTGCGAATGATTGGGTGCAAATTATTCAGTCTGCTATTACAGTGGATGAACAAGGAGAGGAAATATCTTATTGGCCAGCTATGTGGTCCTTGGACTACCTTCGTGACCGCAGGAGACAAGCGCCGGTTGCTTTTAGTTTTCAGTATCAGAATCAGATTGTTCAAACTAGTGAACTATCTCTTTCACCTGATTTGATTGTTAGAGGAGGTATTGCTACACAATTTGATGCTATGGGTGTAGGAGTTGATTTATCAGCTGGTGTACGAGAACAAAATGACTTTACTGTTTTTGTGATGGGTGGACGTATTGGAAACAAGATTCATATTATTGATTGTAAGAGATTGAGGATTATGGGGAATTTGGAGAAGTTAGAAAGTCTTATGGAAATGATGGAGGAGTGGGGAGTTATTCATGGAGAAGGGAAGAATTATTTTGCTACTGGTAATTCAGTTCATATTTGGTCAGAAGCTGTTGCGTACCAGGCTTCTTTAGAGGCTGATTTTAAACGAATATGTCAGGGAGAGCATGGTTTATATAATATGATCTGGCATGCAGTCAAAGGATTTCGCGGGGATAAAGTTGCTCGCTTTAGGGGGATTATGGGTCTATTTGAACAGAGGAGAATTACTTTTAATAAGTATCGAAAGTTCACTCATTTGACAGATGAGATTGTCAATTTTGGTGTTAGTTCTCATGATGACTGTGTGGACGCCTTGGTATGGCTATGCAATGGATTAATGTCTAAAGGAAAACTAGAGTTAGAGTATTGACGATTTAAACTGGAAAGACCACCTTCCAATGTCAAACAGCTATTACAACTTAGAAATCGAACAGGACGCTTATGGTTCTGTCGTTATCCCACTTCCTGATGAACTTTGTCACGATATGGCGCTTCAGCCGAGTGAACGATTTGATGTTGAAGTTGAGGGTGACGTGATTACTCTAAAACGATTACATGCTGGCTACAACATTGACCAATAGACAACTTGTTAAAAACTCATGAGTGATACTGCTGTTAAATCTGAACTTGACACTATTCTTAAGGCGGTAGTTAATCGTGATGGGAGTGGGTCAGCTGACACGATGTTAGTCAATGCTCATCTGTCTCAGATGAAGATGTTTGGAATACGTCAAGGCGTTGAGTTTTATCCTGATCAAGATAACTTTGGTACACAAAGATTTGATTTTATTCAACAGGTTATAAAGTTTAATAAATTAGATGCTCGACTCGATTCAATGTGGGATCGTTTCTTAGCTTATGGAAAAGGTCTTTTTTATATTCGACCAACACAAAAAACTTATCGCCTTTATTGGTTTGATAAAGATTCTTATCGCACTTATTATTCTCCAGAAGGTGATTTAGAAGAAGTCATTATCATATATCCCTATAAGGTTAAGTCCTCTAAGGGGTTCAAGGGTGCAGGTTTAAATACAGATAAACGCTACATGCGTTTGCGTATTACTCCAGAAGAGATTGAAGAGTTTCATAGTGAACAAGAGATAACTTTTGATAATGAAAATTTAGAATATGCAACCTTTGATAAGAAGACTCACGATAACACTATGGAGTTTATCCCATGTGTAGAAGTCTTTAATAATCCAGACGCTTTTGGTACTGAGGGTGCTGGTGAATTTGAGTGGTTATCAAGTCAGATACTTGCTCATGATGAGATGGTGAAGAACATTCGGGCAAACCTTTCATTCTTTGGTAATCCAACTTTACTTTCTTCTCGTCCTAAGCAAGATATTATTGAACAGAATTCAGATGATGCTGCTCAGAGACCAAGTATTTCTAGTCAATCTGGATTCCAATCAGACTTCAGTTTGTCGAGTTCTACTTTTAAACAAGACCCTTCGAGTAGACAGCAACCAGGTTATATAGGTAAGCCTGGTAGTGGTTACCGTGTTCCTAGAGTTATTGCAAATTTAGAGCCAACGGATCGTGTTGGTTTTATTACACCTAATGCTGTTAGTACTGACCAGGCGAGATATTCGGAACAACTACGAAGTGAAATACGTCTTGCTCTAGGTGGTATTGATGATTTAAGTATTACTAATGTAACTGCAACAGAAATTAAATCTGCTTATGGTCGTGTTAGTGCCACAGCTAAGAAAAAGTGTTTACAGCTTTATACGTATGGTATTTGTAAGTGCTTTGAATTAATGATTTTCCAGGAAGAACAAATCTTCCGTAAATCTCTTGCTTATCATTCAGGGATTAAATATCCTATTCCTCCAGAGAACCCTGATGATGAGATTTTATATGAGAAATATGTCAAACAAAAAGAGAGATATGAAAAGAAATTACAGGCGGCTATTGACGAGGCAGTTGAGACTAAAGAGATACCTGATGGTGTTGTTGGCTTAGCACCCGATGGTGATAGAGCTGTTAGTTGGAGATGGATGGGGCCTGTTTATGAGGATACTGCACAAGATAAATTGAACCAATCTATCTTTACTCGAAATTTACAAGAATTGGGTGTTGATAGTATAGAAGCACTGAAGTACTTATTTCCTTCTAAAACTGATGACGAAATCGCGGGCATGCTCTCCGGTTTCCCATTTAGAATGGTTGGGGAAGTACAAAGAGCGTATTCGTCTCTTATTGACTTAGTCAATCAAGAAATGAGAACGCCACATCCACAGCAACCGAATTTACCGATGGCTGCGGATCCGAGACTTGATCTCACCCCATTTTTATATAGAACCCTCGAATCCCTCCAGAAGGAAGTAACTTATGCAGGACGCTACCGTAGCGCCGACCCAATCGGCACCCCAAGTATCCCAGACCCAGCCGATCAGCTACGCGGCTCCGGTAGCGCAGCAGTCAGCGGCGCAGGCACCGGTAGTGGGAACATCTCCCCAATGGGTGGGGACCTCCCAGCCGATGGCGGCACCAATGCCACAAGCGCCAGCCCAGATGGCGGCCCAGGCTTACCAATCAACCCCTACAGCCTCGTACCCCCAGGCTACCCAGGCAGCCCCACAACAGGAGAATCCTTACAAGGAGGCGTTCAACAGGGTAGTGGGCGCCCTGAGTTCACCAGTCCAATTCCCGTTCCAGGGTCAACAGTCTCCTCAGACCCAAGCAATAGACCCGGCCAGTTACGGTTCCCAACAAACGACCCCATACGTCAATCAGGCAGCTCCGACCTATATGCCTGGGATCAACAACAACCAGGGATACTCGGACAGCTATTCCCCAACCTCGCAGGAGATAACAGTAGAGCAGCTTCAGGCAAACGGAGTAAGTAACGAGAGTATCAATGTAATTGATCATTTCGGTCCTGATACTGCTGCACTTCTTAATGATTATTCTTGTCAGCTAGAAGATGCTGTAGGTGCTACTAATTCTCAACTTGGCGAAGCTGCAGGTCTTCTTCAAGAATTGTCTCAGGAACATAAAGTTTATGAAAAAATTCTGACTGATCCTGACGTTCTTGCTGATTACACTTGTGAGTTCTTTGGTCCAAATGGTCCTTACCCTGTGCCTGAAGGACGAATTGCTCCTCAAGGACAACCAGTAGGACAGCAGTATGCTAATGCTCCTCAAGTAACTGGACAGCCTCAAGTAACTGCTCCACAGCGTCCTGAGATGCCAGTTCCTCCACAGCCTCAGCGTCCTGCAGATCCAAATGCATTCTGGAATAACTTCGGTTCAGCAGCCGATCGTAACCCTGGAGAAGCATGGAAGTATCTAAATGTCGCTCAGCAGAATCCTGAAGTCTTCCGTCAGAAGCTTCTGGTAATGGAGTGATCTAATAACTAAATGAGGGGTAGATTTCCTACCCCCTTATTCATTTCTCATAATGGCAAAAAAGAAAGGAGCAAAAGATAAAGCGGATGCATTTCTTGCTGGACTTGGTACAGCTGGAGGTGCTATTGGATCACCAGATCTAATTGGTTTTGGTGCCAGTGATATAGAGAAACAAATGATTTATGGTAATTCAGATAATTACTTTGCTCTGAGAGATCCAAATGTTAATACTTCTCCATTACCTCAAGATTTAGATTCTGCATATTTGAAGTTAAATTTACCAGGTTCTCCTCTTCCTGGTAATGGACTTTCTTCTGTTCAGAATTTAGCTGCAAGTATATTTAACCAACAACGATTTTTGGCCGAATATCAAATGACTATGGCACAAATGATGCCTCCTGCTGCATTTGAACAACTTCCTGTAGGCTATCCACCTTCTAATAAAAAATGAGCAAAGCTAAAGCCAAAAAAGCAGTTCAAAAGTCGGAAGACTATAAAAATATAATGGCGGCTCTTGCTCAAGAAGCAGAAATAGAGCAGCAAGCTTCTCAATCAGATTTACAACCAGCAGATGGATATGTTAATCCTTTAGGACGAATGGGAGTTGTACCTTCAGGGAGCTATTCTCCTTACAATATGGCTTAATTAAGCCACAAACTTAAATAAGTTGGTTGATAAACTCATATTATAATTATTTTAATGGATTTATTCCAGATATAGAGAATTTATGTCCTCTTTTTTGAGGATCTGGTTCTCAGATATCAGCAAACTAAAAAAACGCTGAAAAAACCCAATGTTTATTGATAATGATTTCCCTAAGCTGTTGGGTGCGGAATTATACCGTCCCCATCCAGCTTATATCGTGGAAATGGCTGCTGAGCCAGTCGTTGTCCATGATTTCACAAAACAGCCGGGTCAAACTGTTCAGCTAGATCGTTACCGTTTCTTCGGTAACCCTGGCACGAAGACACAACGTGAGCGTACTCAGGATCAAACCATCGGTACAGCAAACAGTAGGTCTATCGTTAAGGACAAAGTACTTGTATCTCTTCGTGAGTATACAGGTCCTGCTGACCCAAATAATAACGCTCTCCCTAGCACATTCAAAATTGCTCGTGAGACCTTGATGACCGCTCAGCGTTTGCTGCTTGATACTGGGAACCTTAATATGTTCCATCAGTCAATCGGTTCGCTAACGTTGCTCGACGACTATCGTCGTTGGCGTGACCGCGTCTTCATTGATGAACTGTTCAAGTCTGAGTCTCGCGGCCAGTCCTCTGATTCACAGGGTGGTTACTACTATCCAAATGGCAAGGCTAAGTCAAACTCCACAACTCTTACTGCTTACACCGCTACAGAATATGCTTCTGAGCGCTTTAAGTTCAATGTAAAAACTGACCTTCTAGAAGTAGTTAAGAGTCTGCGCAAGCGCCATGCGCCAGTCTTTGCAGACGGCTATTATCGTTGTATCGCTGACCCTTCTCTAATGAAGGATCTCCGTGCCGATCAAGGCTTCCGTGAAGTTGCGCGTTATCCTGGCATGGGCCAAGGCAACCCAATGATGGGTGCTATGGGACCAAACCAGGCTATCTATGGTGGTGGTCAGTACGGCCAAGCACAATTCGTAGCTGGTGAGCCAGTTATGCCATCAGGCTTCGTTTTTGAAGGTGTAAGATTCTTCGAATCTACAAACTTCCCAGACAAAACTATCACGGTCGACATCGGTGATGGTAACGGTG